GGAAAAGTTGAATCGAATCGACCCTGCAAACTTCCTGCGTGATGTTGACGCTATGGAAGACGGTGACCAGGATCTATTCCCCCACCAGCGTGCTGGTGTTGCATTCTTGTCTACTGCACGTCGAGCATTGCTTGCAGACGAGCCTGGTCTTGGTAAGACTGCTCAGGCAATTCGTTCTCTTAAGCGCCTACACGACAATGGCGAGGATATCTTTCCAGCTCTTATTGTGTGCCCCAACACTCTCAAGAAGAACTGGGAGCGTGAGTTTGACAAGTGGTGGCCTGGAGTAGACGTCACTGTAATTGGTGGTTCGGCAGTTCAGCGTCGCGCTCAGTTTGAAAGCGAAGCTGACGTTTACGTTATCAACTGGGAGTCTCTCCGTAGCCACTCTCGTCTAGCCCCTTATGGCTCTGTAGCGTTGGCTCGTTGTCAAGACTGTGACGGTCACGATTCGCGTATCACCCATGCCCGCTGTGAGGTTCACCCACGTGAGCTAAACCTTCTAAAATTTAAGGCCGTGGTTGCCGACGAAATTCACCGCTCTAAAGACCCTAAGTCTAAGCAGACTCGAGCACTGTGGTCTGCTACTGGAGAGGCTGATGTTCGTTTTGCACTTACAGGTACTCCAATCGCTAATGACGTAGTCGACATGTGGCCTATCTTGCACTGGCTTTCTCCAGAAGAGTGGCCTAGCAAGACTCGTTGGATTGACCGCATGATTAACACAATGCTGAATGCTTTTGGCGGAATGATGGTTTTAGGCGTCAAGCCCGAGATGGAGCAGGAGTTCTATGCTGCCATTAACCCACGCATGCGTCGAATGCTTAAGTCAAAGGTGCTCCCTTGGTTGCCAGAGGTAATCAATGAGCGTCGAGATGTCGAAATGGGTGCAAAGCAGGCTAAGGCATACAAGCAGATGATGGAGCATATGATTGTTGCTCTCGAAAGCGGAGATGTTCTAGTTGCTGCAAACCCTCTGACTCAGGCACTTCGTCTACTTCAATTTGCTAGCTCATATGCTGAGGTTTTAGTTGACCCTATCAGCGGAGAAGAAAAAGTTATTTTGTCAGACCCTTCCTGTAAGGTTGATGCTCTGATGGACGATATGAAGAATGGCGACTTTGGAGACGACTCTGTAGCAGTATGTGCAGTGTCTCGTCAGCTGATCGAGATTCTTAGTGCCCGCCTCACCAAGGAGGGGGTTGCCCACGGTCTTATCACTGGCGCGGTTAGTGCCGATGATCGCCAAAAGGCAATCGATGATTTCCAGTCTGGGAAGACTAAGTGGATCCTATTCACTGCTCAGGCTGGTGGTGTTGGAGTTACCTTGACAACTGCTCGTCGTCTTGTTATGCTTCAACGACCATGGTCTCTTGTTGACTACAAGCAGGCCCTGGATCGTGTTCACCGTATTGGCTCGGAAATTCACGATTCGGTTATTATCACCGACTACGTGACTGACGGAACAATCGAAGAGCGTGTTATTCAGGCTCTGGACACAAAGGCTGACAATTTTGAACAGATTGTTCGCGACAAGGACGCACTACTACGCATTCTTAAGGAAAGCAAAAAATGACAACAAACCCGATAAGAATCTCTAACTCAGAGATTCAAACATTTAAGGATTGCCGTCGCCGTTGGTGGTTTACCTACTATCGTCGACTATCTCCAAAGGTTCAGGCAATGACTGGAGCGTTGGCCCTAGGCTCGCGTATCCACGAGGCACTAGACCGCTACTACACCTCTGGAATGGAGCGTGACCTCCTAGAGATCCACGCTGAACTAGTTAAAGAGGACATTACTAAGCTCAATAACGAATACCGTGACACTGCTGAGCTCGAAACCGAAGCCGAGCTAGGTCGTGTAATGCTTGAGGGATACTTGGAGTGGATGGAGATCGAGGGAATTGATGCCGAACTCGAGATGATTTCCACAGAAGAAATCATCGAGCGTCCTATGCTGGATGGTCGAGTAACTCTTCAGGGCAAAATTGACATGCGTGTACGCCGAAAGATCGATGGTGTACGTATGTTCCGTGATTTTAAGACTGTTGGTGGCTCCTTTTCCGACTTCGGAGCTATTGCCCACATGAACGAGCAGGTTCTCACTTACATGGTTCTTGAGGAAGCTCAGAACAAGCCTGGTGAGCGCTCTGAGGGCGGTATCTTTACCATGCTTCGTAAGGTTAAGCGCGGTGCTTATGCTAAGCCACCGTTCTATGATCAGATCGAAGTACGCCACAATGCGTTTACATTGCGTTCTTTCATGCAGCGTCTAGAAGGCACTCTCGAAGACATGATGCGTGTTCGCGATGGTCTAGATGCTGGCGAAAGCCACTACAAGCTTGCATATCCAAAGCCGTCTCGTGACTGCAAGTGGAAATGTCAATTCTTCTCTATTTGCCCGCTAGTTGACGATGGTTCGGCAGCTGAAGCAGCAATTAGCGATGCGTTTGAGTCATCCGACCCATACGGTTACTACGGAATAGAAGAAAAGAAAGGAAGTGAGTAAGAATGTCGGAAGTCGATCGCAGTTTAACAATCATGGTTTATGGCGAATCGAAGGTTGGTAAGTCAACCTTTGCCGTTACAGCACCTTACCCACGTCTGATGCTTGACGTTGAGGGTGGACACCGTTTCCTCCCAATCAACGTAAAGTATTGGGATCCAATTCGCGAAGAGCCGCCTCAGGCGGACGGTACCTGGGACACTGTTGTTGTTCAGGTACGCGATTACGATGTCGTTATGAAGGCTTTCCAATGGCTTCAGAGCGGCAAGCACCAGTTCAAGTCCTTGATCATTGACTCAATCTCTGAGTTGCAGGTTAAGTGCATGGACAACATCGCAGGTACAGAGCAGATGAAGATGCAACAGTGGGGCGAGCTACTTCGCCACATGGGTGCGCTTCTTCGTGATCTTCGTGACCTTACGATGCACCCAACTCAGCCTCTCGAGGCTGTAGTTCTGACTGCTATGGCTCGTAAGGGTCAGGATGGCGTATATCGTCCTTACCTGCAGGGTCAGCTAGCAATCCAGGCTCCGTACTTCTATGACATCCTTGGTGCCATTACAGTCGAGCAGATGCCTAACCCAGACCCATTGCAAGCGCCGTACAAGGTTCGCCGTATGTACGTCGAGCGTACTCCAGAATATGAAGCTGGAGAGCGCGTGCAGGGGCGTCTAGGAAAAATTGTCGAGCAGGGAGACCTTGGTGTCGAACGTATGCTGGATATCATTTTTGGTGAAAAGCCAAAAACCACAAAGAAAAACAACTAGTTAAGGAAATAGAACTATGAGTTCAATCAACTGGAATGACCTCGTAAAGGAGGCTGGCGAGGCCAGCACTTACGAGCCACTGCCTGACGGTGACTACGAGCTGAAGGTAACTGAAGCAAAGGCCACCACTTCTCAGAGCGGTAAGACTATGTTCAAGCTAACCACTGAGGTTCTCAGCGGTCCACACGCAAAGCGCCGTGTCTGGGATAACCTAGTTATCTCGCCAGACAACTCGAAGGCTCTTGGCATGTTCTTCCTCAAGATGACTGTTCTTGGTCTTGGTAAGGAGTACTTTGCTACTAACCCAAGCAACGCTCAGATTGAGTCAGCCCTCCTAGGTCGTACCTTCCGTGCAACCCTTGGAACCCGCACTTACAACGGAAACCGTAGCAATGAGGTTAAGCAGTATCACGTTATCCGCCCTGATGCTGCCGTTGGTGCTGCTCCTGTAGCAGCTGCTCCAGCCCCGGCTCCGGCTCCTGCCCCTGTGGCAGCTGCTCCAGCTCCGGCACCTGCTCCAGCTCCAGCTCCGGCTCCAGCTGCACCGGTGTCTTCTGAAGACACTCCGTTTTAAGTAAGTGAGAGGGCGGGGCACCTAGACAGTGCCCCGCTCTTCCATTAAGGATTTAATATGAAAGTGCTTGTAACAGGGGCGGCTTCTTCCCACACTAAGCCAGCTGCAAACACTACTTTTTATAGTGCCCTGATTTCCCAGATCAGTAAATTTGCTGATATCGAGTGGGCCACTCCCAGCGTAACCTGGAGTAAAGAATTTTTTGATCAATACGATTTTGTATTCGTAAACCTAATACCTCCCACTAGTCTAGGGGCCAATAAGATTTATGGAGCCATGCACACTATCAACGTTCTATTTAACTCCCCTAAACTTCGTATAGTTGTAGATCACCCGCAGCTGTGGCAATTCAAGTCAAGCCTAGCTTCGATTGAACGTGATCCGTCTACCTTATTTACATCCTTCTACTCAAAGCGTCGAGAATATTCCATCTCTGTTGGCACTTCGGTTGTAGATAGTGTTCAGCAAGCAGCATCTAAACTTCTGACACGTAAGTGGCCAGTTACCGTAGTTCCTTCCCTGCCTTGGAAGAGCACCTCATCTTTCGGTAAATTTATTTCCACGGCAGACCCGTCTTCAATCCGTGGTATCAACCTAGACTCCACTTTGCTAGTAGAGCCAACTATCTCTAGTCATAAGTTAGATGTCTGGGCCACTGACTCAGATACGTCTTCATGGACTAAAAAAGCTAAGCCGTTGTTAAAGCACGGGGTAGCTGCCATGAAGTCTCATCCTAAGGATGACGATGCTACTGTCCAAACCAGAATTGCTGCTTCTCTTGGCATTCTGGTGGCCCCTCAGGATCGAGGTGTCGGAACTTGGTGGTCTTATCGGTATGTTCAGGCCATGAATGCCTTAACCCCTATAGTCTCTTATTGGCAAGAGACTAGAGCATTGTCTGCAGACTGGGACTTACTAGGCGCAACGGTAGAAGAAATGACCGCGGCTGAGCGTCTAGCGTGTGCTGTATCCCAACGAGCAGCTTATGTTTCATCGATCCCGTCTAAAGAAGACGTAGTCGAAATTTGTAAATCTATAG